AAAATTTTTGGTATTCATGTGGCAGGTAATGCTGCACATGGAACAGGATATTCTGCTTCATTTACTCGTGAAGAAATAGATAATTTATTGTCTGTAATGCCTGAACAAGTAGATGTGCAAGAGATGGAAAATGTAATTCCACAATCTGGCCCAATGAAACATACGCAGTTTATTAAACTGGGTGTGCCAGCAAAATCTATAACTCAAGGAAACCAAACTTCTATAGTAAAGAGTCAAATACATGGTGCCTATAAATTTAAACCTTTGACAGCTCCTAGCCGATTGAAACCTTTTACTAGACACGGTGTATTTGTAGATCCTATGGATTTAGCGAAAAACAAGTATATCTATAGTAAGAAGTTTATTCCCTATTCTCAATTGACTCAAACTACTGATGCCTATTTTGCTTTCTTGAAAGCAAATAGTAGGTATGATGTAGAAAAACGTTTGTTCAATTGGGATGAGTGTCTGTTTGGAATTGAATCTGATTGTGATGTAAATGGTGTAAAGACAAAATCTTCATCTGGATTCAAATTGAAATTTGAAAATGTTGATCTAAAGAAACTTTTGAATGAGAACAAACATATTCCAGAGCTCAGAGACAGAACTGTCGCAGATATTGTGGTAGAACTTGAGAAATATGAAAATATGTATAAATTGAACCAGAGACCTTTTTGGGTGTATATTGATTGTCTTAAAGATGAGAGACGAACATTCGAAAAGATATCTGCTGGTAAAACTAGATTGTTTTCAGCGTGTGAGTTTTATTATCAATTGCTCTTTTTGAAATATTTTGGGTCTTTCTTGGCCTGGATGCAAAAGAATCGCATTGATAATCATTGTGGAGTGGGTGTTAATCCTTACTCTTTAGAATGGAACACTATTGTTCAGAAACTTATTAGTCAGAACAACTTTGGTGAAACTAAAGTCGGTGCAGGCGATTATAGTCATTTTGATGGTAGTGAAAACGAGCAAATCCACTTAGCCATTCTTGATATCATAAATAGATGGTATAATGATGGTGAAAGTAACTGTAGAATTAGATATTTAT